CGCTTTTTATCTTCGGCTAATAAATCTCTAATTTCAGATACTTGATCTTCTGATAAATGTAAAATATTATGATAAATCCAATCAGTAGGCATTAAATTATTATCCATAATTGAACCAGCTAGTTCAACTTTTGATTTTAATAATTCAACACGTTCTTGATCATATATAATAGATGGAGTAGTTAATGATAATTCAAAATTTGTTAATTGTTCATTAGTATATCCTTGGGCATATAAGTGTACTAATGCTATTTTAGTTAATTCACTAATTAATATTTTTTGAATACGCTCAATAGTGCGTGCAAAACGAATATCTTCCGCTGCTAGTGTGGCTTTACCACTTAATTCACCTTCATATCCTAAATACGCTTTAGGTATTTTTAAAGCGGAAAAAAGTTTATCACGTAAGTATGTTACGTCTTCAATAGCAGCATATTCTAAACCTTTTGTAGTATCAATTTTAGTTGTTGTATCACCACCACGAACCGGGATATAGAAATCCTCAAGCACGTTTTGCATATTATATCTTAAATTATATTGACCAGTTTGAGGATCTACAACTGGCGCTTTTTTCATTTTGTTAATCATTTTTTGCATGTAACCTTCTACCTCATTAGGTGGAATATTACCAACGTTAACATAGAATACTCTTTTTTCTGGGGCACGAACAATACGATGAATTAACATCGCATCTTCCATTAATACTAATTGCTTATATAATTTACGTCCTGGTTCTAAATAGCTTCTACCATAAGGTAAATAGTTAAAATCACTTAATAATCTAAAGTGAGCCATTTCATAATTATCAAAATAAACACCTTTTCCTTCTTTATCTACTAATGGAGTTGATAACACATATCCTAAAGGTGAAGTAGCAGTTGTTGATGGATCGTATTTAAAACGTACTGATTGTGGTTTATGTATATCATATCCTTCTTCCCTTAAAATATTATATGATGAAAAAGGTATTACTCCATATACACCAAATTTTTCACTAATTTCTAATTTAAGGTAAAAATCACCATATTTACACATATTACGAGACCAAGCCCATAAATTAAATTCAATATTTAATACATCATAAAATAAATTATACAGAATTTTTTGAATTGTTTCATCACTGCTTCTAATTTGTAATACTTCACCTTGTTCATTACGTAAAGTACATTCATCCGCTACAATATCAAGAGCAGAAGCACAAATAGCATCTGTATCCATTGCCTCATAATCAGCAAATAATTGAATACGTGTAGTAGGATAATTAAGTTGTTGAGAAAGATTAAAAACGAGAATAACGATCATATAGGGAATTTGTTTGAATAACCCCTAATCTTTGAATACCATCAGTATCCATTACTTTAAGTTCTTTACCACCTACGTTGCGAATTACAACATCTGTAGAAAAAAGTTTTTTAAGTCTACCAAATAATGAAGTTTCAGCCATATTTTTATTATATTATATAAATATTTATTAACCTAGCAACCAATCTATATTTTCTTTTTGTTCGTGAGGTAAATCTATCTGATATGGGTTAGGAACATGGCTATTATTAGGAGAATATATAGGGGTATTACTTTTATTTCCCGTTCTATAAATACTATTAATAGAAGCGCGAGCCATATCAAGGCCTTGTTGCCTAAATGTTAAAGCAGTATCTCTTAAAAACATTCCTATACCCCAAGCCATTACTAAATCATCATTATATCCATCAATAGCTTGAGCCTTACCATTTTTCCAAACAAACGTTCTTAATTCCTCAAGTGTACGTTTAGATTGTATAACACATGCCTTCTCGTGAATATACGACACCATCTTTGAGATAACAAGTGGTCTTGTCTTTACTGATGTAGTAAATCCGGGAACCATACTTTGACCATTTTCAAATTTAGTAAGATATTGTTCAACATTACCCAATCCAATATCCATTTTAGGAGAATAATATAAATTTCTATAACCACGATCAATAACTTGTTGAATTACTGCCCATCCTACATTAGCATTTTCAATTACTAATAAAGCATCATTATATTCTGTAGCTATAGCAACAAGCAAGTTACCAAAATCACGAGTTGATACTTGTTGCTTAAATTCTCCAACTTGTTTTGCTTCAGCTACATCAATTATATGAAATGTAGAAAAATCTTTACCATCACCTCTAGCTACGTCAGCTATTACAGCATATTGTCTAGAATAATCAGGTATTTCCCAAACCCAAAGTGAACCATCAATACCTCTTTTATCCATAGGCTCTTTCATAAAAGATTCTATATAAAAATTTAAAATAGAAGGTTCTATTACTGTGTCACCAGAGGTTGTAAAGTCACAATCACACTCTTGTGCTGCGTTTCGAGGTCCTAATAACTCATCTTGTTCATCTCTCCATGCTTGTGTTCTTTCTGGGTGAATTGTCCAAGGAAGTTTAATTGGTACAAATTTATTTTCACCGGATTGTGCTTTAATCCAAGTTTTATGAAACCAATTACCTGTACCATAAGGAGTAGATATAGCTATACAACCTCCTCCAGTAGCTAATGTTTGTTGAGCAGAAGCAAATATATCTTCAATATTTTCAATAAATGCTGCTTCATCTATTATAAGTAAAGATACAGCTTCTGAACGACCAGCATCCCCGGAAGCAGAAACTGCTTTAACTTGAGAACCATTTAATAGTCGAAGTGATAATTTATTATCTTCTACTGCTTTTATTCTTAACCATGAAGGAAGATTATCATAGGCAAAACGAACTTTAGTAACCATATTTTTTGCGGTTTCCTGCTTAGTAGCTATTACAAGTATATTTTTATCTTTATTAAATAGCATTAACCATAATGAATACGCTGATACTAGGGTAGAAATACCTAATTGTCTTGATTTATTTGTAATACAATAAGAATTATTTCTAAATAAATTTAATACTTTTTCTTGAAAAGGATATAATCCAAACTGAATCCTACCTCTTTGTGGGTGTTGGATCCAATAATATTTTTTCATAAAATAAACAGGATCTTGAGCACATTTAACAAACTCCTGTCTAATTACATCTTTTATGTTTTGTTCAGCCATAACAGGTTTATATATATAAATATACTAAAAATAAAAAAGCCCAACCTTACGGGGTTGAGCTAGCAAACTGCGAGGTGTGCTTAATATTTTATCTATCTAACATTTTTACGTTAGCTAAAACATAATCAAAAATTTCATCATCTTCAAATCCTTCTTCTTTTAAACCACGGATAATAGTTTGAATAGCATTAACTAAATTTTTTAAAGCCTCTTGAGAAACTAAACCATCCATTCTTTCAAAAGTTTCATCTGAAATAATATAAGTATCTACTTCTTTTATCTGAGTCCTTTCGTTAACATTCATTTCAATAGCTGAACTTAATGCTTCAATTTGGTCGTTTAATTCACCAAACGCATTTAGTAAACCAGCTCTGTCCCTAGGAGGAATATTAATATTATCAGCTGTATTTTTAAATACTTTAGCTGTTGAACGTTGTAATCTTATTACTTGTTGTAATAAAGGATCTTTAATACTTGCTTCGGTTATTAAGCTTGTTAAATTAATTCTGTTTGTCATATTAAGCAATTACATCTTTAACAAAATCCATTACATCTAAACCACGTGATCTAAATGCCTTTTTAATTTCTGGTTTTTGGATAAATTGTTTTAAAGCAGCCATATCAGGTGACATTGTTCTTTTACCTTTAGGCTGTGATAATAATTTACCAACTTTAATTTTAATAACTTGCTTTGCTTTTTCAAATGCAGAATCTCCACTAGCATCTGCTTTAGGAACTTCTAAGCTAAATTCTTTTTCAGCAGCTTTAATATCTTTCTTTGAAGGTTCTTTATCGAACTCAGCTGAATCAAATTCATCATCAGTTACTTCAACATCAGTATCTTCAATTGCTTCAGCATACATTCTGCACTTAGACATATCTACTTCATCTTTATATCCTTCATCAGTAATGCGATAGCACTTACCATTTTGAACAACATAAATTACTTCATATTCTTTAAGATCTTCTTCGTTGATTTGTGTAGCAAAATCGAGTTGATTTAAATATGAATTGTCTAATTGATTTGCATCGTTGTATTCGAACATAGGACCCTTCCTTTGGGCCATATTAGCAACATACTTATTATAATTAAATCCTGCCATTGTAGGAATATTTACAATAAATATTACAAATTTTGTAAAATCGTCATAATTCTTTCATTAGTTGTACCCTCAACCTCAATTAAACGTTTTGGTTGAAATTCAGTTAATAACATTTTAATAGCAGTATCAATTTTTAAGCGATATCCTAAATCAGTTTCACGAACACCATTATCCTCCATACTAACTCCACGTGGAGATACATAAATAACTAAATCATAATAATCTTTAAGATGCATAGCTGCTGTAACAAAATCGCGTTTTTCATAATCTTTAATTGATTTAGCACTTAATGTAAAAGCACACACATCCCAAATAGTACGATCTGTAATAATACTATCTTGTAGTAATTCAGTAGCACGTTCAGCTAAAAATATAAACTGACCACGCAATGTAGAATCTGTATTAAGTGGAATACCTAGATTGCTAAGATATTTACTACGTTCAGTTTGTACAACATGATCTTTAAAACGATCAGTTTCACCTAATGCTTTAGCTAATGTAGTTTTACCTACACTCATTGTGCCTACTAATCCTATTTTCATTTTAACTTTTTAGTTTGATTAAACACATCTACAATCATATAAATCATAAGAGCTAATATTCCAATAATAAAAATTAAAAATATAATATTATCCATTTTATTTTTTATTTAATATTTCACCAATATCATATGTTTTAACTGATGGTAATCCACTATACTCACAAATTGATTCTTTTCTTTTATTTTCTAATTCTATTTTAATCTCTTCTGGAAAATAAACACCA